AGAAAATTAGTTCTAAACTAAAAGGGCGAAAGTCTCCTATGAAAGGTAGAAAACAATCGCCCGAAAGTATTGCGAAGAGAATAGCAACTAGAGCAGCAAATAAACTCAACGCAAGTAAAGAAAACTGCCATAAGGATCACAAAGTTCAGGCTTATCTGCCAACTGACTGATGTTGAACCTGACACCTTTAGCGGGAGCACGATAAGAGGCAGGCTTGAATACATTTCCGTTCTCTTTATCAACAAACATCCAGCAACTACGTCCATTCAATCTCTCACCAGCATTAGAAAGATAAGACCAAATTTTAATATATTTGCGACCTACTTCATATTCAAGTTGAGTATAAACAGAAGGACCAGATTCAATAGAATTCACTTTCCATTCATTATTAACAACTTCAAGAAGTGCTTCAGTGAGGAATTGTGGTTTGTTCATCATTAAAAAGTGGTGGTGATTCACTCAAGGGACAATGCAAGAGTGCCTAACTTTAATAAGAACGAATTGAGATGCTTTCCATCATCATCAGAGCTAAATCATTGCGAAGATCCTCATCAACAATGGGAACGTTTTCTTCAACAAACTCAGAAGAAATTTCCATCAAAAGATAAGTGAATCTTTCATCAAAAAGAATTTTTTCAGTTAATTCGGGCAGAAAACCATCACGAAGGAGTTGAAGTGATTTATTAATTCCAATTTGAGTTTGGTTCATGGTGTCTTGTTGAGAGGTGTGGTTCACTTAAGGGACAATGCAACAGTGCCTAACTTTAATTGGAAGAAGATATCTTTGTAATTTGTTCTTCTAGAAAAATAATTCTTACATCAATAAGATTAATTTCTTCCATTAAGTTTAGTCTTTGATATTGTAACTCAAGAATCGACTTTTCAAGTTCCTTTTTCATATTATCCTCCATAGTATTCTTCTGCCATTGGAGTATCAGTGTAGATGCTAGGAACCTTTACATCTTCACCAAACATTTGCTCAAAGAGTGTACCCTCTGAGCGATCATTGATCAGGTTCTGACGCTTACGATAGAGTGAGTTAAGGCAACGTTGTGCGTTTTCGAGTTGAATACGAAGACTGGTAACTTCATCACGCAGTTCACACATTTCACGCTCGATTGCGTTGACTTCAGTGTAGGGATAAGGTTTCATAAGTTTGGTTCTTTCAGTAAAGGGACAATGCAAAGGTGCCTAACTTTAATTCAGTCTAATTCTTGTTGATATAACATCAACTGCTCTTCTGTAAACTCATCGACACACTCTTGAATCACTTGATAGATGTAATCAACATTGCCAACATCATCGAAGATACGTTCAATCACTTTAGGATCTTCTACGACGTTATCATAATCAATCTCACCATTTTCATCCTTCAAATGACAATCTTCCTTGGTGTAAATCCATGCCGCACAATGTGCATTTTCACCCTGCAATTCGATCATCTTGGTGATACGATCTTGGAGTTGTTTGAGAGTGTAATTCATCAGTTTGAAGGAAAGTTTTTGCAGACGGCATCACAAAGTTGACGGATTACATCATCTTTGTATTCAACCTCACCAAAGTTCGATTCAATGATACAATCAATGTCCTCCATTAGTTGTTCTCGGGCAGTCAACATTTCGAGATCAGGTTCAATACCATCTACAGGCATTGGAAGATTATCAATGCCAGGATCAAAAAGTTCGTTGTTCATCATTTTTCGACGGTGATAGGAGGTGTGGTTCACTTAAGGGACAATGCAATGGTACCTAATGTGTTTAGATAAGGAATACAGGGGATTCTAGAACCCTCTCAGAGGGAAATAAGCTCTGGTTCATTATCATCAAACTCATGAAGATTATAGCAAATCCACTTATTCTCATCAGTCCAAAGATAGGCATATTCTTCACCATTTGCAAGATATTCTTCAATACTTGAATCTAAACGTGGAGGAGTATCTTCACCTCTTTCTGAGTAATACTGAGGAGAAGGTTCCTCTTTGATGTGAGTGTAGATAGTATTACCTTCACTATCTTGAATACTTTTTTTGAAGGTAGAACCATCAGAACGAATCACATTTACATAGACAACTTCACTATCAAATGTGTGAGTAGTGTAACATGCAGACATATCACCACCATCAATAAGATCAGAAGCTAACTCTTTTGTATTGAAATGTTCGATGAGTTTCTTACCCAACCATTCAGGATATCCATCCCAATGGTGATAAGCAGAGAGAACAGATCCATCAGAGAGTTGAATACCAATTCGTGAACGGGTTGCCATAATTTAGTGTTGAGTGGTGTGGTTCAATAAAGGGACAATGCAAAGGTGCCTATTAATATCCTCTGCGATAATCAGGTGAAAGTGTTAAACACTTATTCAATTCTTTTTGGTATTGTTCATAATTCTGAAAATATATGATCTCTTCAATACACCGATTCACCTCATTTGTAAAAGTTTCAGCATTTACCACAGGTGAAATGAGTAAAGACAAACTTACAACAGAGAGGAGTTTTTTCATCATACTTTAGCATCAAGTTTACGAAGAAGTGAAGATACTTCTACAGCAGTTTGTGTGATTCCTGTTCTACCAATAGTCCAAACAATTTTCTTTGTTTTGATATCACATGCCATCCTAAAAGTTTCGTTCATAATAAAAGTGTGAGGTGTGGTTCACTCAAGGGACAATGCAACAGTGCCTAACTTTTATTCCTGCGTTTTTGATGTTTTTCAATATAATTTTTAGCTGAAACTGTATTGCGACATATCTTTATTGTAACTCCTTTATGAATAATAGCTAAACCATTTCCACAAGGGATAGCAGCATAAAAGTTTTCCTCATCATCCCAACTTCCAACAACAAAAGAATTTTTTGGAGGGCGAGGTGTTAGGATGTTACTGTTAGTTGGTTGTTCTTTATTCATAATATCACCTACGAACCACAGAATCAAGCATTTCACCTTTTTCAAATACAATATCTACCACATTCTGAAGTGCCTTTGCTGTTTGAATACCAACATTTGAATAAGATGGAACCACACAGAATCCATAGGTTTTCTGTTCTCCACCCTTGCGAAGTACCCTACCAATAGTTTGAGTCATCTCAATCACATTCATGTTACGAAGAAACAGAACTGCTTCCAACTGACTAACATTGATACCCTCAGAAAGAATGGAGCGATGAAGAACAACAAACTTTTTGTTGGAATCTTTACCCCAGGCGTTCAGAGTTTCAAAGAACTTCTCACGAGACACTTTTTTACCATCAACAACTGCACCTGTTTTTGAAGTGATATACAAATAAGAGTATCCACGTTGTTTCAACTCATCAGCAAAGGGAGTTTGTAACAAATTGGTGAGCTGAGTTGTACTTTTTGCACACACCAGAATCTTATCAATTTTTATCTCATCAATACTCATGAGAATACTAACACAATCAACGTTGGGTGTGATAGACTTTTTATCGTGTTTTGCCATATCAATCACACGAACTTTGGGAGGCAAGATATAGTTACCATTCACAAGTTCAGGTGCAGAAACACGACAAATCACCTTACCATATACTCTCTCATCATTCATTCCTGCTTTTTTGGATGTTACTGAAGTTTTACGAGTTGCTGTGAAGAAGTAGCAACGTTGTGCATGATAAGAGAAGTGAACTGTAGTGGGGAAGAAACTACTTGTAGTTGAGTTATGTGCTTCATCAAAGTAAATAGTATCTACATCAATTCCACTCTCCTGAATACGATGTAAAGAGTGATAAGTTGTGAAGATCAGAAGATGTTGGCGAGCTGTGTAACAACTATCAGCTACAATCTTGATCTCTTTTGCTTTAGTTGTACTGTAATGATGTGTTTCTCCAGAGTGAACATGAAGAACAGTTGCGTTAGTAATATGCTCAAGATACTCTGAAGAGAGTTGCTCAGCAAGAAGAATACGAGGAGCAACAACAACAATAGTGCGAGGGATATTTACTTCAAAACGACGTTTTGCATCAAAAATACCTACCAAAGTCTTACCACCACCAGTGGGAAAAATGCACTGACCAATAGAATTGGAAAGCATTGCATCAAGCCCACGTTGTTGATGAGGACGAAGAGTGATCATATAGTTGTGTTGTTCAGTAAAGGGACAATGCAAAGGTGCCTAATAATCACTGTTCAGTGATTTCAACCCTTTCAGGATCCAATCCTTCCATATTTGGGAGAAAAATGAACTGATATTCACCATCTCTGGGATCAACATCATCAACCATCCATTCAGAGTAACAAGAACGTGCATCCTTCAGTTCATGATTCAAACCGTGCTCAGTCATACAATCAAAGTATGTACGAGCCATTTGTTCAATAATAGATTCAAATTGTTCGTTCATTGGTTCTTTTTTCATTAAAGGAAGTGGTGTTAATAAAGGATATTATATCAGTTGAATTTACCCTGTGTAAAGTTAACGTATGAAAATTGTGGACGGTTAACCAACTTGAACAAACCTTTTTCAGACCACAATACGAAACCTTCTCCCACGACTCTTGTTCCATCTGGAAGGAACGCAGCGGGTGCATCATGAACAATAAGTGAATCCATCACATCATACTTTAGTTCCTGAACAAAAAGATAAAGATTTGTAAGGTGAACATCACCCAAAATAAAGTTAAGAATCTGTTCATCAGGTTCTTGCCCAGACTTGATAAGAGCGTTGATCTGTTGTTGTGCAACAAATGCCTCTTTATCACTCATAAAGTTGATAGAATCAACCTTAATACTGGGACGAGAAGACTGAGGAGGAATACGATCCACAGTAGGTTGAATAAACTTTACATGAGGAGTATCATCCAATATCTCACGAAGAGGGTTCTTTACAGCATCACACAGTTTGCCATCAGTGGTGAGAACAGTGTGTGGAGCGATAACAAGCTTCTGTTCAATTTTCTCTTCAAAAACATAAACCAAAGTATTATTGTTGAACACATTTGTTCTACCAAATCCAACAAAATCACCCATCAGAATATCATCTGTACGAGGCAGATATTTCAACATAAGAAACAACAAATCTGCTACATCTTCTTGATGCCCAAAGTGTGTATGAACATCTTCAGTTGTGTAACAAATACGACTCTTCTTTTTGTTGAAAGCAGCTTTCGTACAAACGAAAAACTTACCAGTTTCAGGATGCTTTCCCCACACAACTGCAGGTGCTCCATCAACTTTGAGGGAGAAGAAACCCTCTCCCCATAGTGCATCCAACACTGACAGATCACCAGTGAGGATAGATTCTTCGACGTGTTGGATGTGACTCATAATAAAATTGGTGTTCTTACTGAAGGGACAATGCGAAGGTGCCTATTAATCTTCCCCCAACCATTTCCAAATCCAAACTATAGCGGAAATTAAACCAATAGGAAGAATAATATACCAGAAATTCACAATCAATACAATAGCAACTACGATTCCAAAAAGTATCATAGTGCCTGCAATATCGCCACCACCTGAGCTCCTTCCTGAACTCACTGAACCATTTGAAATGTGTCTTAGGTTGTAGATTTGAGCGTTATTACCATGTTTTGCCTTAATCTGTTGGTGTGCACCAGTAGAAGTACCTGCTTCAACTGTTGTTTTGAACTCTCCTGTTTCAGGAGAAACCCAAACTGTTGCTTCCCAAGTTGCCATAATGTTGTAGTGAGTAGTGTGGTTCAGTAAAGGGACAATGCAAAGGTGCCTAACATTAATAGGAACACCATTCAGTTACTTTATCAGCAATTGTAGTAGCACTTACATTATCAGCCACAGCAAAAGCTTCAAACTCTTGAAGAATTACTTCATCACTTGCACCTTCTTTACTATACATGTTGTAAATATGTTCTCTCTTTTCTTGTGGTAGGTTATTGATAACATATTCTTGAAATAATGCGCCAGTAAACATTCTTTCTGATTTATAATCACCAAGTTTACCTTTTGCACAATCCTGAACAACATGATGAGCTTCATGTCTCAATGTATTATAATCATTTGCAGTCCAGTTATCAGTTTCCACTCCATTTCTGAACTTTACATTATCCTGACAAATTAAGATATATGTTTTTGCATCTTTATCAGTGAAATATGCTCCATGAATATCTGATTCACAAACTGGAGCGTTGAATACAACATCAACTCCAACATTATTAAGAGATTCAATCAGATACCTATGATTTAACTGATCAGTGATATCCATTCTTTGTTCTACAGCCAAAGAATTTGTTGGAATAATAAGAGTGCTGATTCCAAGAACTGCACTTAGAAATTTTTTCATGTGTAGTAATCAATCATCAAAGGGACATTGCAAAGGTTTCATATATTATTTGCTCATTCTTTCAGTTGCTCTACCAATTATTTTAGTTTTTCCTTTTCTATCAGGATTCTGACCAGTAGCCTTCTTATATTTTTCAGTTTCCTGTTTCACAAACTCTTTCTTGAGTTCAGCTTCACCTTTTTTCTGTATCTGTCTTCTCTCCTTATCAGAGTATTTTGCAGGTCCTCTGGGTATGTAACCAGGTGCTGCAGTTTTCACTCTTTTATATTTCTCAGTTTTCTTTTGTGCTGTCATTTTAGTAGCAGCTTTCTCAAGATCTTTTGATGTTCTTGTATCTTTCTTTACTTCTTGTCCTCTTTTTTTAGCAGCTATTCTAGCTTGAGCTGCCTTTCTTCTCTCTTCCTTCGCTTTATCTGCATAAGTTTGTTTAACTTCCGCACTTCCTCTTTCCTTCTGAGGTGCTTGTACTTTGTCTTTAGTTATACCTGCATCTTTTCTTGTTTTTTGAATCACTGGAACTGTTTTACCACCACCAATATTCTTAGTTCTAGTAATTTGATCTGGTGTTTTCCTGCGTCCAGGTGTACCAATCTTGCCATCTTCCGTTCTACGAATTGATGCAGATCCTACTAAATCTTTATCGTATGCTTCAAGAACAAAATCGTTAAAGCTTTTCATTGGGGAAGATAAAAACATAAAGTTATTTATCTTCTCCAAGAAGTAATGCTAGTGGATTATCATCAGGAACCCTATTATAGGGTCTTTCATAGTTAAGAATCAGAAGTTCTTCTTTCTTATTCTTGTTCTCTGATCTATGAGCTAAACTATATCTAAACTCAAAATTTTCACAATAAAAATCTGAGAACTGATTACGCAACCATTCGTGTTCGTTGTAAGTAATCATCCATGAATGTGATGAAGATTTACAAGCTTCAACAAAATCCTCATGGGAGAATCCTGAGTGCATTTCTGCATTCTTTCCATATAACATATCTTTGATAAGATATGGTGGATCAAGAAACACAAATACATCCTTACCTGGTGTAGTCAATAACTCACGATAATCAGTATTAGTAATCCTCCAAGACTGAATGATTTTACTAATTTCAGGAAGTTTCTTGATCTTACTTTGTGAGAAGATTGTATTCTTGTAAGAATCACGAATAAAAGAGTTCTTATTCTGTTCAGTGAAACCACCAAAGGAAGAACGATTCAGAATATAGAAAGCTGTTGCAATATCATGAGGTTCAGAGGAGTTTACAATCAACTCACGCATATCTGAATAAAGTTGCCTATGATTTCCTTCTAAATTATCACCATCATCACAAGCTTTATTCTTTAGATCCAAAATACGATTTGTAAGTGAATCAGAATTATTCTGAAGTTGCATCCAGAAACAATAAAGATTGTAATAAAGATCATTCACCCAGACTGGAATATCTGGGTACATAACAGAAAAAGAAAGGGCACAAGAACCACCACCAAGGAAACCCTCACGGTATTCCTTGATGTTGGTAGGAAGCATTTCCTTGCGAAAGAGATAATAAACGATTCGTGATTTACCACCAGGGTATCTCAGAACCGTTGGATACTTACGTCTTTCTTTCATACACTCTCATCAATAGGTTTGCCAGCAAGGGAAGAACCAATCCACACTTTACCATCACGATAAAATCCAGAGATATCTTCATGACGACGTTTCAGAAGTACATTATATGCCTCCTGTTGTTCTTTTGTAAAGCGAAAGTCTTGCTCCCTATAAATTTTCTTCAGTTCATTGAGACGAATCAAAACGCTAGCCATAACAATAAGTGTAGTTCAGTATACGGACAATGCGAAGGTAACTAATAATATTACCAACGATCAGGTGTGCTCAAATCCTCAATGTAAGTGGACACAGATTCAGAACCTTGGATATCCAATACTTTTTCCCAATCAATGTTGTGAGGATTAAAATCATCCATCACATCCAATTCCAGAGTTACACGATACTTTGTTTTCTGAGGAAAATAGATTGAGGTCATAAGAGCTCCTGAAGAAGAATACTTTTACATTATACACACACCTCAGTGGGTGGGTAGTGTGGATGTGACAGTTTATAAGCTGCCATAACCCATATTTAGTATCAGTTTTTAATAAAACCTTGATCTATTAAGAATTGCCTTGTCAAAGGTGTTGGTGGAAAGTCTGGATTTTCCCACATATTACCAGCAGCACATGCATTCAAAGCTTCCAATGTCATTTTTTCAGTGCGACCAGCCCATGTTGCTTCCTGTTCCCAGGGCAATGCTGATTGAGGATATGTATCTTTTGCAATATCTTTCCAGAACTCAGGAATCTTATCCTCAGTAAAAATAACACCAATATAATTGTTTTCAATACCGCCAGCCATACAATCCTGAGCTGCGTGCCATCCCTCATGTCTCAATACTGACATCATTGTATGAGGTCTTTTAACATGAAAACTATTCAGGAAGAAATTATTTTCTACTGTATGATATACGCCTCTATGACCTACTGGAAAGTATTCAGTTGAAGCGATGAATACTTTTACATTAATTTTCTTGAGTGTTGATAAAATTTCATCAAACTCTTGAGGAAGTTGATAACCATCACCAAAATAATCATAAACATCTTGGCGAGAATGAATTTCAACCACTTCATCTCGGCAATCACCCAACATCAAACAACCCATAGAGTGATTTGTGTAATACTCTTCAGGAAAAATGATAGGATTGTTTTCAAATCTTGCACTAGCTGGAGCTACAAACATAAGTGCAGAGATCAATGCCAAAAAACTCTTTTTCATACCAATAAGTTATTTTTCTTATATATGTTACATTTTAATCATGTTAGCGACAACCTCTTGCTGTTTAAGATACAATTTAATATGAGCTTTTGTAAGTTCACGAAGAACTTCTATATCATTAATTTTATCAATATCCCTACATTGTTGTTCAAATAAGAACATTTTTGATGTTGTGCTGAGATCTATTTCTGAGTGATTCATCGTAAAAATTCTCCCTATAAGTAATATACTCAAGTTGATGCCAATACCAATTCTGACAAACAACTAAAACATGAATTTTTTTGTGTTTTTCGTTCTTAGTATATTCGCAGTTTGGCTTATCTTTTACACCTATTTCAATAGAAATATAATCATCACCGCAATAATAAACCCAACCCTCAAGAGTTTCATTCTTTTGATGCCATTTTACATAATCATGAAGTCTTGGTTTATACTCAAACTTCATGTTTTCTTTACGAGTTTCCATACATCGCAGACATAAGTGGATTGAGATTAAGTTGCATTGCAGAATAAGGCGTAGTATCAGTAATATCTACCTCTTTACCAATCTTCTTAGAATTTACTGGAGCAAAGAACTTTTTACTCTTTGGTTGATAAAATCCCCATACTGATTTTGGCTGTCCTTTTCCTTCCATGTAAGAAAATTCAAAACGATTGTTTATGATCCAAATACGTTTTGTAGTTTTGTTAAAATCATCCATGAAATATTCATACCCTTCAGGGCAACGATGAAAAAGAATTTCCATAATCAATCAACAGAAACAATGGAGGTGTTCTTACAACCTCTTTCAATCATAACCTTCTCCCACCAAATACAATCATTAATGTCATAAAATGTAGCACGATGTGTAGCAAACCCTTTCTTCTTGGGTTTATCATACTTCAAAAGAAATTTCATCATCAAAATTACAATAACGAGAAATTTGTTGTCGGATATCTTGTTTAGTAAATCCAACTTGAATTAACCATTGAGCAAAATGATCAAAGTATTCTTTCAACTCAACGTCTCCATCAAATGAATAAGAATATTCTTTCACATCATTTGTTTGAGGAAACATAATATCATATTGCCCATATACAATATCATCCTTAACAAATGAAAACTCAACTTTTTTCATAGCTATAAAGATAATCCAACATCTTTTGGCGCCACTCCATTAATTCATCAAAACATTCTTGATTATGTGCACAACCACGAAGTTTTGCATCTGGTTTATGAACACTCTCGATTAAAAGACCAAGAGCTGCTTTCTCTTTTTCAGTCATTCATCAAATACCTTACATTGAGGTGAACCAGGATGATCATCACAAAATTCATCAAGAAGTTTATCACGATGACGTGTGCTTGGATCTGCAATCTTCCCTTCTGTTTTAGGATCCCACTCATCTTCTGAGTGTTCCTCATTACAGTGAAGATCTACCTTGTATTCATTATATTTGTCTGTTGGATCATAGAGTGGATCCTTTGAATCTTTGAAACGTGGCTCTGACATAACTTAAGTAAGAAAAGATGCAACTACTTCTGATTCTACTTCATCAGCTATTGAGAAACGTGGTGCCTTAACAATGTTTTCACGAAGTTTAGAATAATAATTTGAATTCAAACCATCATCATAATCTGAAATAAGAGTGAAACACTCTTCATCATTTTCAGCTATCACACACCACAGTCCACCATATTCTGATTGAGGAAAAGGGACGAAGTGATCAACATTGAACAGACTTTTCATTTTCTCCTGTTTTATTTACAATAATTTTAACACAACCTTAGTTATTTTTCAACTAGATAAACTCTTCCAAATAATATTCCAATAAAATACCTAACTCATCTGCTCTTTTCTGTGCATGATCCAGAAAATCATCAATATCTGGATATTCAATACCTAGTTGTTCTAACTTGTTTTCAATACTCATAATCAATCCAATCCAATAATATCTTTTTCTCGTTGAACATTATACTCACGATAAGGTTCATCTTCTTTTCTGATTTCTCCAACAGTATTATTCCAAGCACGTTGTGATGCTTTTTCATACTGATTCATAAAAACAGGCATGTATGATTTCATAGCTTGAGACAAATACATAACAGATTGACTATCTCCGTTATCAACAGCCTCTTGCAAATCATCAATCATGTGTTCAAGGGCAATAATACGATTGAATGATTCTTCCAAACCATTCATAACTTCCCAAACCTTGTGATAGTTCATTTGTTCTCTTGCAATTGTCCTAAAAGTGTCGCTTTATCGGTAACAAACCTATTCTAATCATTATCCTTCCAACTGTCTAGTAAGTTAGATTCATTAGAATAAGCTTCATCTTCATCTCTTGGTATTCCTAAGACGTGTTGATAAACATGATACAACTCATGAAGAAGAGTTGAGAGATAATCAGCATCATCAAGATACTTATCAATTTGAATAAGATAATCATTGTTTGATTCACGAAGGCACCAACCATCAACACCCTCATCAGAGAGGTCTCTCTCCTCCACTGTGAGGTTGCAAACATGGTCTGCTAGGTATTGGCTCAGAAACCAAGCTGAAACCTCTTGTGCGGTGATACGCGTACCTTCGGTTATTTCAACGTAATGCATTCAATGAAACCTCCGTAACTCTTACTCCCCACTGTAAAGCAATCAAGAATGATGATACAAATACAAGTTTATCTATGGTTGAATACTTCATAGATTGATTTAACTCCCCTTAAGTATGACACCAAAAAAATTGTAGTGGGGGATATCTGTGCCAGTTTGAACACTGGTTCCTTGAAAACTTTTATAGATACCCTATAATATAAAAAAATAATATTTTTTATCATGGGAAGGTATAAATCAACAAATCCAACTCCAATTCAATCAACTCAACAATCTTCTTTTAATCCAGCAGGTAGTTCAACACCCACTGAAGATTGGCCAACAGAATTTCCTAATGTGGTGGTTGGAATTGATCGTGATGGTGTAATTAATGAGTGGAAGAATATTATTGCCAGATATGAAGATGTTAGATTTATTCCTGGATCTCTTGAAGCAATCAAGAAACTACGATTGAAGGGTCATAGAGTGGTTTTGTTTGCTGATCAACCTAATATCTCAAGAGGTATGTTGAGTGATCAAGATGTTCATAATGTTATGCAATTTATGATGAAAGAATTTGGAAATGCTGGCATTCAATCAATTGATGGTTTCTACTACAATCAATCAGATTCCTCTTCTGATGTATATGCTAAACCAAATACTGGAATGATGAGAAGAGCACAAAATGAAATGGGTTTAACTTGGAAGGGTGGATATTATGTCGGAGATGCCATTGAAGATGTTAAAATGGCACAAAAAATGGGTGCTACTCCTATTCTAGTTAGAACTGGAAAAGGAGCAGCAACCGAGAAAAAAATTAAAACTGGAATTGGTAAAGAACCTATTCAGGTGTTTGATTCACTTCTTGATTTCGTGAATTCCCTTTGATTCTCACAAGTGAATCAATCTCTGGGAGATAAAGATATTCTAGATCACTATCTCTCAGAGTGTTGATAGCATCCTCAATAGTTTCTACCAATGGTTCACCACCAAGATTAAAACTAGTATTAAACAATACAGGAACACCAGTGAGTTTATAGAACTCATTGATAAGGTTGTAGTAGTTTTCATTCTGTTCTTTTGATACAGTTTGAATCCTACAAGTGCCATCCACATGTGTAATAGCAGGAAGTTCACCAATCTTTTCTGATTGAAGTTCTACTGCATACATCATAAAAGGAGTTTCATCCATACCACGAAGATCAAACCATTCGTGTGCATGTTCCTTCATAATTGTTCCTGCAAAAGGACGGAACCACTCACGATTTTTAACTGTATTAACAAAATCCTTACCATTTGGATCTGCAGGATTATAAAGAATAGAACGATTTCCAAGTGCTCTTGGACCAGCTTCAGATCTTCCCTGATACATACAAACAATATTTTTATTGTTGATAAGTTCTGCGATTTCTTTTGGTGTTACATCTGATACTTCTGCATCCAAAAAGTATTCTTTAATATCATAATCATAATCTCTCAAATCATATTCAGGACCAAGATACAAAGAAGTTACTGGATCATGAGGAACTTCTTTTTCAATTTGTAGAAGATATTGATTACAAATAAGTTTAGCCAAACCTATAGTTGTTCCACCATCATGTGAGATAGGATCCACATAAATGTTAAGTTCAGGAAATCTTTCTTTGTAATAGTAATTTGCAACACAGTTCAAACCATATCCACCAGAGATAACAATATTCTTTTCTCCAGTCATATCAACAGCCTTTTCAATCAAATCACCAATGAAAGTTTCAGTTTCTTTCTGAACTTTATATGCTAGATTCTTTGCAGCTTCTGTAAGTTTTGATGGATCACGATGCCATTCTCTTGGATCTTCTGTTTGTTTCAAATATTGATATCTTTCAGTATCAATAAATGATCCAGCAGGGTAGTTTGGCATGAATACATTCTTATCACCACGATCAGTTCCTTTTAGAAATAGATCTGGAATATTCTTATCCTTCTTACCATAAGGTGCTAGACCCATAGTTTTACCAGCTTCAATGAATCCAAATCCCAGATACATTGAAACACCTTCATATGCTTTAACAGTTGTTACAGTGCTATCAACTTCTTTCTCAAAAT